ACCATGCCTTACACGTACGGTTTTATGGCTAACGTTCCCAGGGAAAATCTCAGTGAGATGTTGTTCATTTTACATACTGGACATAATCTCAGTCGCTTAATTTGGTATATGATAACGTTGAGTTCTACTCCGTTGTTGATATTGGCTGGTTGCGTTAGCTCTTTGTTAATATATTTTGGTGTGGCCTATGTTATCTATCGCACCCTTAACGCAGAGTACCCCGAATCACTTAAAATTCCTATTCCAAATTCAGTTACTTCAATCCCGGAAATAGTATATGAACAAGTTCCAGTTAGTGTTCCTACCACTATTATTAATTCAACAGGACAAAAAGTTCCGTTAGGATGGATGTTGCAGCGAGATAATCGTGTACAACTAACGTCCGAACAGAGCAAACAAGTCCGTCACATGTTATCTGTCGAACAACATGAAGCCAAGTCCCATGCAAAAATAACCACCCTTTGTCCTTTAGGTGTTAATGGTGAACTTAAGTATATTCCCCCTCCTTCAAACTTTCAAGCATATGTGTATGCATTGGAGAAGAGGGTCTTGCTTAATCGACCCGTAGACAACTACAAAGTTGACCCATCCTGGTATCGTTTGCTCGCTGACTGTATTGGCACTCTTCCACCTGACTTTAGTAACATTGCTGCCTCTGAAGTCGAGCCTTTGTTCGTACAACTGACAACACATCTCAACCCTGCCCGCAAAGCTCAATACGAGAAATTTTGGAATGAGTTAACTACTGAAGATAAACATCTGTTTGTATCTGGGATTTTGCCCGCAAATGGTTCTTTTGACAAGTATTTAACTCGTGATATGATGCTCAAGCTCGATGAGGCCCAGGCGGAGTGTAAACCCAGAGTTCTTATCAACTGTCACCCTGCTCTTGCGCTGTTTTATAAGCGCCACATTGATTGGATTTCCAGTCAATTGAAGAAAGCTCCTGTAATTGTGACATTTGATGTAGACAAAAATGTTCAAATCGTTTACGCTACAATATTTGCAGCTGGATTGAAAATCGAAGAGGTGTGTGCCCAAATGAATGAATTATATAGTAAGGAAGACCCTAACTTGATCATCGTGCTTGTCGCAGGCGATGACACATGGATTCACGTACGAGAAAAAGCCGTTACGGGAAGACATTACTTGAACACATACTACGAGACTGATGCTACCTCATTCGATGCAACACAAGGTAAAAGTCTGTTAATGGCGGAATTAGATCTATATGCGAAGGCTGGAGTTCCAGTAGACGCTTTACGAAAAGCCACATTAGCTCCGATTAACGTAGATTTTAACCATTATGGTCGCAAAGATGAAGCCCCTATTAAGTTTAAAGTGGCTGCTACAGGTAGATCAACCGGCTTTCCAAATACTTCGTCTGGTAATAGTATAACCGAGTCCTATATTATTAGTCAAGGTATTTGCGCAATCATAAGATTGGCACTTGCTGCTTTCCGAGATTACGTTTCTTTCCCTCTTACCACAACGTTTCGCAAAAATAAACACCTCCTGATTGATGCTGCTGCAGAGATGGGTGTTGTTCTCAAAGAAAACTATATAGGTCCTTGTATAGAAAAAGCCTCGTTTCTTCGTGGGTTCTTTTATCACCCGACTGCTGGTGATAGTAACCACGTTAGATGGGCTCCCTGTATAGGTCGCTTAGCAAAATTGAGCAAAACATTGTGTGATATCAAAGGTATGTATTATGATCGATTGATGAAAGAAACATTATTACAAGAAACCAGAACAATTCCAACCCCCGGTCAAATGGTAGAACAATATTACAACGATGTATTTACAGGTCTTAAAGGTTTAGACTGGCCTGAAACATTCACAATCTTCGATGAATTACGCCCAAATATGTACACTTTTACTCCCCAAACGTATGGCTCAGAGTACAACCCCAGCGCTTTAGTTGCTACAGAAGGGGAAACAGGTAATAGGTACGATTTAAGAGTGTTGACCAATCGCTATGCCGAGTTTTTCAAAGCTTTGGACACTACGACGAAAACTCACTTGGCTGCTGCTGCTCCTCAATTAACAAAATTAGGAATCGAAGAAATGAGCGTAATGCTTCCACATTACGTCGCTTATGACTACCGTTAATTTGTCTCCGACTTGGGAAGTCGTAAAACTACCCCGGTGGCTCCGTACAGCTGGGGATTTGAAAAATAGTTTCATGAGTTCTCGCTCCCAATTGATTTCTATTCTCAAACAAAAACTCGCTCAGACCCCTGACAACAAAAAAGCACAAATTTGGAAAAATCAACTTCAACGTATGGAAAACCCAAATTCAAATAGTAATCCCAGACCACGAAAACAACAACGACCTAGACGAAGACCTCGTAAACAACAACTCCCGCGAATGGCTCCTGTGGTTCGTTCAATGGATGCGTTGACATTACAACGTCCTCTTCGAGATCAAAATGATGAACGACGTGTACGCTCCCGTGTTCCAGCGGACGTTATGATGGCCGGAATCGAAGATTCTATGGCCAAAAATCTTGCTTGCACACTAGATCCTGATGCTGGACCGTTCCGTTTGGTCGACTCTATCAACACTCCAACAGCAATTTATAAATCGATTCAAGAATTTAAAATTATTGCTAGTCCTACTGTTGATGATGGTCGATTTACCGCAATTATTCAGCCC